ATTTAAATATATCGAAGCCAACTGGCGTCAAGTGCCAGGTCGTGATCAAGCATGGGCTGATGATCAAAGAAGAATACTTGGAGAAGAAAAGTTTCTTCAAGAAATGGAATGCGAGTTCATGGGTTCCGCTGGCACTCTGTTGTCAGCTGCGGCTCTTAAATCTCTTGCATTTGTAAAGCCACAGCATGTCTCTGAAAGCGGAATTAAATTGTATGAGGCACCAATCCCAGAACATTCTTATGTGGTTATCGTCGATACCTCTCGTGGTCGAGGATTAGACTTTTCTGCTTGTATAGCGATCGATATTACACAAATTCCATACAGGCTCGTAGCAACCTATAAAGATAATAATATAAGCCCATTGGTTTATCCATCGATCATTAAGCAGATTGCAGATTATTATAATCAGGCTCAGGTTCTTGTAGAAATTAATGACAATGGGCAACAAATTACTGATTCTCTTTTTGAAGACTATGAGTATGAGAATATCCTTTCTACAGTCGACCTAAAGGGAAAGATTGCTCTTACTTGGGGATATGGAAATAGATCTCAGCGTGGGATACGAACCACAAAGTCAGTTAAGAGGCTCGGCTGCTCTATTCTTAAGAATTTGGTTGAAGGACAGAAGATTTTTATTCAAGATTTTGATGTGATCTCAGAGCTCTCTACCTTTATCGCAAAGGGTGGTAGTTTTGAGGCTGAAGAAGGAAGTCATGATGACCTTGTAATGTGCCTTGTTTTGTTCTCGTGGATGACGAATCAACAATTTTTTGCTGATATGACAAACACAAACATCAAACAGAAGCTGCACGAGGATCAATTGAGACAAATTGAAGAAGAAGCATTACCAACCTTCCTTGCAGGGCATGTGGATGTTGATAATCCAGATCGACGATTTGTTGCAGATGGTGCTTTGTGGGATGTAATTGAGCGTTAAAAAACCCAAAATACTAAATAACTCGTAAGTTTCTTTATCTCCAAAACAGGAGCAAAAACATGGCTTTTCAAGTATCTCCAGGCGTGAATGTATCAGAAATTGATGCAACAACAGTTGTCCCATCGATTTCCACATCCACTGGCGCGATCGCTGGCGCGTTTCAGTGGGGTCCAATCGACCTTCTAAGACAAGTTTCTTCGGAAGATCAACTCGTTGAACTATACGGTAAACCAGATTCAACGACTGCTCTTACCTTCTTTACTGCTGCAAACTTCTTGTCATACAGCAACAGCTTGTTTGTTTCTCGTTCAGACGCTGAAACACTCAACTCTGCTCTTGCTCTTAATGTGGCATCAGGTTCGTTCACATCAAATGTGAAGGTAAGAAGCGAAGATCACTACTTCCAATCTTTCTTTACAGCAGCAAACTCAAATATTCTTTTTGCTGCTCGCTATCCTGGTGCTCTCGGTAACTCTCTAAAGGTTGCCGTCTGTGCCAATGCTAATACATCAGCATTCACGACATGGACATATGCTCCATTCTTTGATGGCGCTCCAGGAACTTCAACCTTTGTTGCTGCAAATCATAAGTCCGACGCAAATGATGAAATGCATATTGCGGTTATCGACGAAGATGGTTTGATCACAGGAACACCAAACACGGTCATCGAAAGATTTGCTAATGTCTCTAAGGCAACAAATGCTAAAGGTGAAACTGGCGAATCACTCTACTACCGTGATGTCCTTTATGTCAATTCTCGCTACATCTATGCAATGGGTCCAAACAACTCAACTTGGGGTGTTGCGGCAAATGCAACTCATGCCTTCGCTGGTGAAAATCTAAATGGCGTCAGCTTCATTCGTGGTACTGATGCAACACCAACAACTGGTAATGTGCAAACTGCATATGCTCAATTTGCTTCAACAGATAATGTTGATATCAGCCTCGTAATGGCTGGTTCAGCAGATGAAACTCTTGCTGCAAATGTTGTTTCCCTAGCAGTTGGTCGTAGAGACTGCGTTGCCTTCGTGTCACCAATGCTTGCAAATGTTCAAGCTGCTGACCCAGTGACTGCAGTTGTCAACTTCCGTAACAATCTAACTTCAACATCATTCGCTATCATGGATAGCAACTGGAAGTATCAGTACGACAAGTACAACGATACCTACCGTTGGATTCCATGTAATGGCGATCTTGCTGGTCTCTGCGCTCGTACAGACGCTGATCGTGATCCATGGTTCTCACCAGCTGGATTCAATCGCGGTCAGTTGAAGAATGTCGTAAAACTTGCATTTAATCCAAATCAAGCACAAAGAGACACTCTCTATAAGAATGGCGTAAACCCAGTTGTATCTTTCCCAGGAGAAGGCACTGTCCTCTTTGGTGATAAGACACTACAAAGCAAGCCAAGCGCATTCGATCGCATTAATGTTCGTCGTCTCTTTATCGTTCTTGAGAAGGCAATTGCTCGTGCTGCACGAGCCAGCCTCTTCGAGTTCAACGACGAATTTACTCGCGCTCAGTTCGTAAATCTTGTTGAACCATTCTTGAGATTGGTACAGGGTCGTCGCGGTATCTATGACTTCCGTGTTGTTTGTGACGAAACAAATAATACTCCAGAAGTTGTTGATCGCAACGAGTTTATTGGCGATATCTACATCAAGCCAGCCAAGTCAATCAACTTTATCCAGTTGAACTTTGTTGCTGTCCGCACTGGTGTTGCCTTCGATGAAATCGTTGGTCGCTTCTAATAAATAGAGTATAGGCTCAGGAGAAAACAATGCCATTTAATGTAAATCAATTTCGTACACAGTTGAGTGGTGATGGCGCTCGCCCTAATCTGTTTGAAGTGCGACTAAACTTCCCTTCATATGTGACGGCTAGAGCATCGGCATCAGTAAAGTCTACATTTATGGTCAAGACTGCACAGCTTCCAGGTTCAACACTTGGAAGCGTTCCAGTAAACTACTTCGGTCGCGAAGTAAAAGTTGCTGGCAATCGCACTTTCGCTGATTGGACAGTTACGATTATTAACGATGAAGACTTTATTATCCGCAATGCCATGGAATCATGGATCCGCGGAATCAATGACAATGTAACAAACCTTCGTGCTGCACTTACGACACAGCAATATGCTGCTGACGCTGAAGTGTATCAATACTCAAAGGCTGGTGGTTCACCAATCAAGAAGTATAAGTTCGTTGGTATGTTCCCTGTCGATATTGCTGCAATTGACCTCGATTGGGGTTCAAATGATGCAATCGAAGAATTCTCAGTGACTTTCCAATATCAGTACTGGGAAACACGCGATGTTGCCGTACCTGGTCGTTCAACGCTTCCAGGCGGATTATTCGCTTAATGATTGGTATAAGGGGGGAGTTCAGCTCCCCCCTTTTTATATGATGGAGATACAATGGCAATAAATCTATTCGGATTCGAAATCCTACGCAAAAAACCTGAAGTACAACTTCAGCCTCAAGTTGCAACTCCAGTCAATGATGATGGTGCACTTACTGTCACGGCTGGTGGTTATTTTGGAACCTACCTTGATCTTGAAGCCAGCTTTAAAAACGAAAACGATTTAATTAGTCGTTATCGTGAGATGGCTATGCAGCCAGAATTAGAGGCTGCGATTGACGATGTTGTAAATGAAGCAATTGTTCACGATTTAACTGGCAAATCTGTTACAATTATACTCGATGATCTAGAGCAGCCAGATAAGATTAAAGATATGATTCGCGAAGAATTTGAAGGAGTTCTTCGTATGCTTGACTTCTCAAACTCAGGTCAAGATATTTTCCGTCAATGGTATATTGACGGTCGTTTATTCTACCAAGTCTTAATTGACGAAAAACAACCAAGACTCGGCATTCAAGAATTAGTTTATATCGACCCACGAAAAATTAAAAAAGTTCGTAGTGTCGTTAAGAAAAAAGATCAAAGAACAGGAATTGAAGTTGTACAAGGCGTACAAGAATTCTATGTGTTCAATGAGAAAGCAACCACTCAAGGTCAGAATATGGTCTCGTCAGCGGCAGATGCTGGCGTAAAGATTGCAACTGATGCAATTGTCAATATCAATTCTGGTCTTATGGATGCCAAGAGACAACTCGTTCTATCGTACCTTCACAAAGCGATAAAGCCCCTCAACCAGCTCCGAATGGTTGAGGACGCTGTTGTCATTTATAGATTATCGCGCGCACCAGAAAGAAGAGTATTCTATATTGATGTGGGCAATATGCCTAAAGTCAAGTCAGAACAATATCTGCGCGATATTATGACAAAGTTCCGCAATAAGGTTGTATATGACTCAGCCACTGGTGAAGTCAAAGACGATCGTAAGTTTATGTCGATGATGGAAGACTTTTGGATTCCTCGTCGCGGCGAAGGTAAGTCTACAGAAATCACCACTCTACCAGCAGGACAAAATCTTGGCGAGTTGGCTGATGTTAAGTATTTCGAACAAAAACTTTATAAAGCATTAAATGTTCCTGCATCTCGCTTAGAGTCACAGACTGGATTTACTCTTGGTCGATCAACAGAAATCACAAGAGACGAACTAAAGTTCAGTAAGTTCATTGATCGTATTCGTGCTCGTTTTAGTACTCTGTTTGATGAGTTAATGGAACGACAATTAGCACTCAAGGGCATTTGTTCTGTTGATGAATGGAAGAAACTTAAAGAGACCATTCACTATGACTTCCTTAAAGATAATAACTTTATGGAACTTAAAGAAGCAGAATTAATGGCTGCAAGACTACAACTCATGACACAAATTGATCCATATGTTGGAACTTATTTCTCCAAAGCATGGGTCAAGAAACATGTCCTACATTTTGACGAAGAAGGCATTGAGAGAATGGAAAAGGAATTGGCAGAAGAACAAGCAATGGAACCAGAAGTTCCAGTTGCTCCTCCTGCTGTTGGTGGTGCTCCTCAAATTGCTGCTGCGCCGCAAGCGCAATCAGCAAATGGCATTGACCAAGCATTTAATGCAGAAAGTAGAAATTGCGTCTTCACTATTAACACCAGAAGTAGAAACAAATGAAATTGAAGGAATTGAGACAGAAGTTGACGGAAGCTCCGATGCAGTCGAAGCAGATGTCAGCGACACCGCCGCAGAATAAAAATGCTGGCGCTGAATTGCGCCAAAAATTAAATGCTGCGAAATCAACATTGGGAATTAAAGATCTCAATGTTAGCGCAGCTGCATCTGGTCACGAGAAGGTGATGAAGGCTGTCGAAAAAAATCCAAAAATTCCATTTAATCAAATCTTGAATAAACTATCATCAAACGAAAGAAGCAGTTATATTGCTGCAACTTCGCAGGTTCCATCAGATGCATTGGGATCAGATGTTCCAATGAATCGTTTTCGTCGCCAATTACAAGTATTGAAACCTAGTGCTGCTAAAAAGCCACTAATGAATTCATACGACATTCTTGATGGCGATCAATTGTGTGAAGCAACATTGCGTGATGAAGTTAGCCCACCACCAATGCTTGTATTAAAAAGAACAGGCATTCGTATTTTCCCTGATGGTCGTCGTGTTGCAATGTATGTCAATGACAAAATGGGATTAACATTTACAATTCCATATCGTCCAACAGGCACAAAGACAGATGACGCAACTGTTCCTGGATCTGTATCAGAAGAGATCATGGAAAGCCTTGAACAAGTTGCAGCGTTTGCACAACAAGACAATGTAACATCACACGCAAAGCATATGAAATTTGCTGACGGTAGCAAATTAAAAGTCAGTCATGGTGCAGCAAAAGCCATTCATATGGTTCATGGCGCATTAAATGACGAGAACAAAAAGAAATTTGCTGATATGCTCACAACTCCAAAGGGATTCGAGAAAGCTGCTCATTTTGCATTGAGCAAAGTAAAATTCTCTATTGGTGACAAATGAGTTTAGTATCAGAAATTGTCAGAGAAATTATTGCTGAAGCCAACATTCAAAAAATTGGTCGCAAAAAACTTATTCGCGCTCGTATTCGTGGCGGCAAAGTTCAAAGACGAAAAGTCTTTTCTGCTGTAAAAGGTTTTACGATTCGTGGCGGCAAACTCGTTCGTATGAAACCGCAAGAAAGATTGCGCAGAAAAATGGCTGCACGAAGAGCAAAAGTAAAGCGTAAAGCAAAGATGGCTCGAGCATTAATTAAAAGAAAAAGATCTCTCATGAAGAGAAAGGCATTGGGGATACGATAATGAAACTAATCACAGAAACAATCGAATCTGTAAAGATGATCACCGAAGAAAAGAACGGTGTAAAAACTCTTTACATTCAAGGTCCATTTCTCGTTGCAGAAATGAAGAATCGTAACGGTCGTATGTATAAGACTGACACTCTTGCAAAAGAAGTTGGTCGCTACAACGAAGAATATGTTTCTAAGAATCGCGCATTCGGTGAATTGGGTCATCCTGATTCTCCATCAATCAATTTAGACCGAGTATCACACTTGATCACCTCACTCAAGCAAGAAGGTAATCAGTTTATCGGTAAAGCGAAAATTCTTGAAACACCAATGGGTAAAATCGCCAAGTCCTTAATGGAAGGCGGTGCTACTCTTGGTGTATCGTCACGAGGCATGGGTTCACTTAAAGAAGTGGATGGTGTCAATGTGGTTCAAGACGACTATTATCTAGCCACAGCGGCTGATATTGTAGCGGATCCATCCGCGCCAGGTGCTTTCGTTCAGGGTATTATGGAAGGCAAAGAGTGGGTTTGGGATAATGGCGTAGTCAAAGAACTTGATGTTAACGCTTATTACAATCAAATCAAGAATGCAAAGCAAAAACAAATTGACGAGATCTCCTTAAAAATATTTGAGAACTTCTTGTCAAAACTTTAAAATTTATAAATAATATTACTTCTTCAGGAGTTTAAAACAATGAGTAAGACATTATCAGAATCCGCTGCAGAAATCCTAAAGGCATCAATGTCAGCTGCCAAGGATCCAGCGCAAAAATTACCAGCCGAACAAGATGATCTTGGCGGTGTAACAAACGAAAAGCCAGAAGGCGACGATGTCGGTAAGAAGGCTGCTGCTGCCGTTGGTGAAGCACCAAAACCTGGCAGTTCAACAGTTGCTGGCGATAAGAAAATGAATTCAGTCAAATCAGCAAGTATTGCAAAGCCAGTTGTTGGCAGCGTACAGCCTGGACTTGGCGAAGAAACAGAATCTTCTGAAGAAGAAGAAGTTATTTCTGAGATTCCTTCTATCAACTCTGAAGAACTACCTGTCGTCGAAGCAAAGCACGAAAAGGAAGAAGAGGAAGAAGAAGAAGAGGAAGATGAAGAAGAAGATGAGAAGGCTATGAAAGAAGCCTATAAGAACGACATGAAGAAAAAGCATGCCAAGTCAATGGCAGAAGATGTCGACGCTCTCTTCAATGGCGAATCACTCTCTGAAGAGTTCCGCACAAAAGCAACAACAATCTTCGAAGCAGCAGTTAACTCACGAGTCGACGCTATCCTAGAAGATATGATGACAGAAAACGATGCAATCCTTGCCGAAGCAGTTGAAGAACTCAAGAATCAAATGTCAACACAGGTTGATGAGTATCTAAACTATGTTGTTGAGCAGTGGGTTGAAGACAATCAAGTTGCAATCGAAGCAGGTCTTCGCGCTGAACTCGTTGATGACTTCATTGGTGGTCTCAAGAATCTATTCGCAGAACACTATATCGAAATCCCAGACGAGAAGGTTGATGTAGCACAAGAGCTCGCAAATCGTGTTGCAGAACTCGAAGAATCAACAGTCAAGTCAACAGAAGAAGCAGCATCAACGATTGCTTCTCTAACAGAACAACTCAATGCTGCAAAGAAGAACGAAGCAATTCGTAAGATCTGCGAAGGTCTAACTGAAGTGCAGATTGAGAAAATGAAATCGCTCGCAGAGGGC